TAGCAAAAATCAGTATTACCCCAAAGGGGAGAAAAACGAAGCGTGGAGACTGATTGCAATTAATGGCACATCGCAGCAGTTTAATACCCTTATAGATAAGAGAGCTTGGCTTGATGTATCAAGACAATTTGTGAATGTGGTGGCTAACAAGTGGTATATGGCAAGCGTTTATGTTGGAGGTTATAACTGTGCTGGCGAGCTAGTCATAGAAAGTTATGATGCGGACGGATTAAGTTATCAAGGACTTTTAGCACTATCAATGACTGCCGGCGATGAAAACATCCACAATAAACCATCTAACTTTATATCGGCTCACAGTGGATGGTTTCAGGATGGATTGAGCCAAAACGCAGGGCGAGCCTTTGTCAAGTTTAAAGCTCCAACAACTGGGAAAATACTACTCTTAATAAGGGTTAATCATTTCTCAAGAGATAAAACTCACGCAGCTTACTATGTGTCTCGTCCAATGCTTGAGGAGTGTACAGAATACACAACTCAACCAAGCCCGTGGCAAAATGCAGGTGTAACCGCTATTCATGGTGGCTCGATTGTTACCAAATCAATCACCGCTCAACAAATGGCAGCTAATAGTATCACTGCTAATGAGATTGCGGCCGGTGCGGTAGCAGCTAAACATATTGCAGTTGGCAGTATTGGAGCCGACCATATCGCTACACGGTCGCTAACCTCCGATAAGCTTAATGTAAATAGCATATCCTCTATCAGCTCGGACATCGGACGAATTACAGCCGGCTCAATCACGGGTACAAATATCAACGGTAACAATATCAATGGTAACAATATCTCTGGCGGTACAATCACTGGTACAACAATCAGCGGTACAACCGTAAACGGTGGTTCTGTTAGAGGTTCGGTAATCGAGGGTGGCACGATACGAGGTGCGAGATTAGAGGGTGCAACTGGTAAATTCACAGGAGCGCTTGAGGTCAATCAGTTGATTGGTGGCAATCTGTGTGAGGTGTTTGTAGCTAATGTTCACATAAGTAATCTTGGCTCAGAGAATGATAGAACAGGGTTCTATAGCGCGACAATTTATATCAACCCATCACCAGTTAAACGCATCGTTTTTATTGTTAATTCTGACGTTAGCTTTATCGTTAATGCTAACGAGCGAAAGGAATACTATTACTCTAAAACTTCTAAAGGTAATCACCCTCCAGAGATTTTTAACTTTGGTGGCGTAAATCCACAAATCTGCGTAACAGCTTACGCTGTATCTGATACAAGAACAATCTATCAATAAGAGGCAAATATGACAACATTTAACAAAATCTTGAATCCGATGTACTCGGCTATTGCTACGTACTCAAAGCAAGAAGATGGTTCAATAAGTGCCAAGTACGTATTAGGCACTGGTGAAGATAGTGACGGTTCTGTGACTAACTTCACCCCCATTATCTCGGATTATAAATGGATTGATGCAGTAGCAGCAAAAGAGCTAATGAGTAAACCATTAACCAAAGAGGACATTGGGAAAACCACAGAATAGATTGAACTCGCTCGGATTTATGCTTATTTGAAAGAAAACGGTCAAATCGTAATCTAATCAACCTTAACTAAAACCAACCGCACTTTGAGCAATCATCGTGCGGTTTTTTTATTGGAGCAAAAATGGAAAACATTGAGCTGGAAACAGTGCGTGGTGATGATGATGGGTGGACATTTGAAATACTAGAAGATAACGAGCAAAAAAGTGATTTAACCGGAAGTCGATTTGACATGTGGATTGAGCCAAAGAAAGGCGAGATTATCAAGCTATCAACCGAAACAGGGGAAATCACTGTAAGCGAAAATCTAGTGACCGTTACATTGTCGCACGACAAAACACTTGGGGCGAAGTGGGAAACAGCAAGCTGGGATTTGCAGTGCACCAGTCCACAGGGATTAGTGCGAACGCTTGCAGGCGGTGAATTCACGCTTATCCACGATGTAACGGAGGCGAGATGATTATTAGATTAGTTAAACGCTCAAAGCCTAACATCAAGGTTAAAGTGCGGTTAATAAAAGAAATCGGAGCTAAAAAGGAAAAGCTCCCAACGCTTGAAGAATTAAAAACTCACTATCAACTAGGAGCTTTATAGTGGCACAACAAACAGTAGCAGAATTACTCAATAGCTTTGCTGAATATCTTGGTACTCAAGACAAGGCAATCATTGCATTAATTGAGCAAAAGATTACACAGCTAAAATCTGACTTATTAGGTGGCGATGTAGCGGCTGATTTAGACACGCTACGAGAATTAGCCGACGCAGTAAGAAATCTTAAATCTGGCGAAACAATGCCAGAAAAATTAATTCAAAAAATCACAGAATTTAAATCTAGTCTTGATGGTGTTATCGAAAAAATGACAGCGTTAGAAAATCTGGATTTAAAAGCAGCTTATGAAAAAGGTAAATTAGGTCAATAGGAGGAAATATGGCTAATTTTGGAAGTAAAAACGAAACATTCGCTTATTTGGTCGGCAAAGATATTGCTGAGATTAAAGCGAAAATTGAAGGCATTGGCACAACTAGTGGCGGATTGGACGTGTTAAAAATCATCGTTCCTGCTGCAACAGAGGAAGATGTTAATAATAGCGTCATCGCAGACGTTAATCTTCCAGATGAATTTAAAAATTCACTCGTTCTTGTCGAGAGCTACGGTTCATACAACACAACAATCGTGCGTGATACCGCTCAATTTCAAGTGGATACAATCGAAAGTGAGCATTTTGTCATCAAGCTAACTGACTTTAAAAATCCAAAAGAGACAGTTCGTGCGACAATTAAAAAAAATAATGTTGCGAGCGATGCTTAATTAATCTAGAAGTTCAGCAACTTCTTCCATATTCGGGGCGTAATAGACATTTTGTAATATCCGAATGTCTTTATGCCCCGATATTTTCGCCAAAGTCATTACATCGACTTTTTTAGCCAATCTTGTCAAAGCCTCTCGTCTGGTGTCGTGGAAGTGCAAATATTCTCGGTTGGCTGTCTTTTTCAGCTTTCTAAACGTTGCATCTAGAATATTAGACTTCACCTGAAAGCAAGTATCGCCTTGCTCAATCTCATCTCTTAATCTTTCCAGTATTTTCACCGCTGCTTTAGTTAAAGGTACGGTTCTTGAGCTGCCATTCTTGGTTATCGGTAAAAATGCCGTTCTTTTTTCTAAATTAACGTTATTCCAAGTGAGATTACATATTTCTCCAGCTCTCATCGCAGTTTCAACAGCAAATAGCACTGCCGCACCTGTGCGAGCCTTAGCGGTTTTTAAGCTCTCATTATATCCGCTAATATTGACAATCTCGTCTATATCTTCTTGTGTGAACCTTTGTGTCCTTGGTTTACTTGCCTGTGGCTGTTGTAGTCCAGTCATAGGTGAGTTTTGAATATATCCCCAACGCTCAACAGCAACTTTAAAGATATGCCCGATTGTAGATAACTCCCTGCGAACACTTTCACCTTTAACGGTTTCCAATCGCTCTTTAATCCACAACTCTAAGTCTTGGCGAGTAACATCAGATATATACTTATCTGTGATAGGGTGGCGTAGAAAACGAGTTAAGCGGTTGAATTCGTGCTTTTCGCCTCGTTTTGTTGGCGTAATCTCATTCAAATAACGCTTAATCACATCAGAAAATAGAGTTTCTGGCTGCATGCCATTAGCTATTAGTTCTAATTTCTTTTCTTCTTCAGCTCCCCAGAGAATGGCCTCCGTCTTTGTTGAGCAGGTTTTTGATTTTCTTTTGCCGTCTCGATAGACTTCTACACGCCATCTATCACCACGTTTTCTAACTGTTGCCACTTTATTTAATCTCTAAACGTAAAAACTCGCCAAAAATTAAACCGCTTGGCGTAATTTTGGCGTAATGAACGCATAAAAATATATAAAAATACATAAAAAATGGCAATACTGGATAAGATTAAAAGAGTAGAGAAGTGTTGTTTAAGTATCATAAAGCGTTGATTTTATTAATAGAAAAGCAGAAAAGAAAAATCCCCATTCAATGAACGAGGATTATAATGTGGTGCCTAGGGTCGGACTCGAACCGACACGGTTATTCACCGGCGGCTTTTCAATCCGCTGCGTCTACCCATTTCG